GATCGAAGTAAATTTTTGGGAGTTAATGCATTGACTTCATTAATTGTCAAAAATCTAACCTTCTCATCACCATCAATAAAAATAAACTCTGTATCTGGATTTAATTCTGCATATGTATTTGCAGCAGAAAGTGATACGTTTTGAACGTATCCATCAGTTTCACTGATGTATCCTACTTTAATATTATCGAATGAGGCTTGCGTTATTGGCATTATTGTAAACTCTCTTGAACTGTATCATATATGATAGGATGAGGTGTAGTTGTGTGTGCTATACCAACCATCTTAACTGTTGATCCATCATCTCTTACATGAACATGGAAATCTCCATAGTAAGGTTGACCATTTACATAACCAACAAGGTTAGTTAGATCTTTTACTCTTGATTTTGGTTTAGCAAATACTTTCTTAATTGTAACACCTTGTTTGCTAGAACTCAACTTTTCTATACTAGTTCCATAAGATTTTCTTTCCTTAACAGAATTAGAAGTTGTTTTTGCAGCCTCTGCAACATTTGATGTGCTAGGTTTATCAGAGGATCCACCACCACTCTGCATTGTATGAGTATCATTAGGTGAACACTCTGGATCAGGATCACAATCAAATATTTTAGTTATTGAATTGACAAATCCTAATGCACTTGTTATATCAAAACTCATACCACTCAACGAACCTATTCCAAAACCACCTGGTACTCCACCAGCAAAAGCAGCACCCTTACCAGCAATAGCATTTAAAATTCTTGGATTAATTGATGCAAGACCACCAGCTGCAGAAAGTAAATTAGGAATATTACCAGATCTAATTGCTCCAAAAGCATTACCTATGCCCATTAAAACATTTTCACTCACACCCAAAATATTAGATGCTAAAACTAATCCTGCTGCTATACCATTTGGATTTGACCTATCATCAATCAAAGATAAAGCATCTGCAATTAATGTTTGATTATCGGATGTATTCTGGCCAGCAGCATCAATAAATTGAAGCAATCCTTTACCATAGTTTCCATCTGCCCAGAAACGATTTGCACCTCCAATACTATTAGGATCTATTCCAGCCTGATCTGCTACAGTTTGTGACATACTTAAAATCAAATCACCAGAGGATAAAGATGCTAAAACATTATTTTCATTTATAGCATTATCGATTGTTCCTACATCTTCTGATCCAGTTTCAGTAGAGGTTCCTCCCAAAGCGTTTTGGATTTCATCAACTACAGGGCCGATTGCACTATCAAATCCTGACATAATCGTATTGATATTTCCACCCAACACTTCACCAATAATTTCTTCTGTCTCACAAAGAGGTGTAGGTCTATAGAACCCATCAGCAGTTGGAGGAGGAACGTCAGCAGAACCAGGTGTATCTAGTGTAGGAACACTTGGTATTACTGCTGATGTGGTCACACCAACAACTCCCGCTTCAGATGTAGCAGCATTAGCAGCAGCGTCTTCTGCTTTCTTTTTCTTTCTATTAAAGGCCTTTTTCAATGCAGCAGCAATCAATCCTGCAAGTGCAAGACCTGCCATACCATTAAACATACATGCAATTTTTTCTAAACCCTCTACTTTCTTATTCAATATCTCCAATGTATGAGATGGTGGAGCAAGATTTTCTATAGGTGCAAGTTTTTCATTAAACTCCTTGGTTGTAAACTGTTGCAGTTTATTCATTGTGCCTTTCATATATTTTGACATCTCTTGAGATGCATCTTCAATTGCTTTGTCTATATCTTTATTGTTCTTTAGTATTGGTAAACCAGCAGCAAAATCAGCATCTAGAAGAGAGTTTTGAAATGCCTCTATTTGAGAAGTCACCTTTGCTATGACGGTCTGTATGTTTTTTGTGTCTGACTGAGTATCTGGATTAGGGCATGCTAGTGCATGTTCTTCATTTAAAACAGCATATTTTTTCCTATCAGCAGTTGTGTCTAAATTATTTGAGTCGGATGCTTCTTTAGTTACATTCTTTTTTGATGGTGAAGCATATGCTTCATTTCCTGCTTGTTTGGGTGCAAGATCTCCATCCTTAAGATGTTTCTGTTCAACAGGTTCCTCTTCTATCATCTTAGAGAAGAAACTTACTGGAGTAAAGTTCTTTCCACCACTACCCTCAGTTCCCATCTTTCTTTCAAGTTTAGTCTTAGCATTGTTACCAAGACAACCCATAATTATAGGAGTCTGTTGATCTTTTCCATCAAGAAAGAATCCAAAGACAAAACTTCCTTGACGAATGGCTGGTGTTTGATATGATCCTCCATGGCCTGTTCCAGCAGTCACGGGGTACATTACCTGTGCCCAAGGAAGTTGTTCTGCAGTTACATCTGCTTCATCTTGATCATGACAACCCATAATCCTAACCTTATATCGATATCCCCATGCTGGCATATCCTCAACCTTTTCAAACTTTTCAGGGTTTTGATTTTCTCTCCACGTTGAATCGTCAGCAACTTGGCCTATAAACCAATAGAAACTGCCTCCTAAGAAACCAGGATTAAATAATGACGATTCCATATGTTAGTCGTCGTATACTCTACACTCAAACGCATCAGGATGATTGTCGCAATAGATTTCTAAGTGCTTATCTTCATGTCTTGTGTGCCAATCATTTATCTTTCCTTCATTTGGTTCCACAACATCATCTTTGTGAACATATTCATAGTCTGCATGAACTTCTTCAAGTTCAGATTTTTTATACTCTAACATACCATGGTTAGTATGTTCTTTACCGTCTTTAGGATCAAGATAAACTTCGTGATCCAAATCGTGTTTAATTTCTGACATAATAGTTACCTTCTACTGTGATTACCTTTTCTGCCGAAGGAGTCTCTTGCTAAATTTAATTTAGTGTAAGTTCCACCAGCATCAATAAAGTGACATAAATCAGCTATAATATATAGACCTCCACTTTCCCTATTCACTGTATCATCTTTCTCTGCTTGAACGGAGAATATGTCAACAAATATTACATCTCCTGCGTGTAAACTAAAGTCTCCAGCAATAGTTATCTCCATCATACTAGAAAAAAGTTGATTGTATCTACGAATAGATTGATTCAATGTTTTTGCTGAGTCAAAATTAAGACTTGTGCTTCCCGCTATTTGTGTTTTAGTATCACCTTCAGGAAGTGTTCCACTATCAACCAAATAGAATGTAGTTCTAGTATAATCTTGTTTCTCAGTATCAAATTTAGAATTAAATTTAGGTAAATCTTTTCCTGCCAATTCAACGTTTCCCTTAACTTCTTCAGCAGTTTGTTCTATCACATGATACTTACAATCATAAGCATTAAACAAAACTATTTTACTTTTATATGCACCCATATTCATTTTTGATTGAACGTTAATTGAGTTATCCGATTGATGTTCTAGTATTTTTCCATCATAACCAGCAGGAATTACTTGAGTATCAGTGCTGTTATTAAAGATATATGATTTCTTTTTCTCTTGTTTGAATAATCCTTCAATAGATTTGAAATGATATCCATCAGCAGTTTCAAAGAAAAGAAATCCTGCACTACTATTATCACCACCTGAAGGAATTCCTTGTTTAGAAAGAAGATTCAACATATAAAAAGGTTTACGACCATTACCAATAAAACCATAGTTATTTGTTGTTGGTTCGATATGTAATTCCTTTTCGGTCTTCAATCTATCTTTAAATATTTTTTCAATATTATCAGATATAGGCCCCCTCTCTCTAGTTCTACATCTGTTCTCACCCATTTCATTACGAATAAATTCTTCAGATACTAACTCCAAACTAATAACATTTTTAGATCCATCTTCATATACTGGTTTTACTTTGTTAACAATCATATCAACTTTGATTTTCTCTTCATTATTATCCTCAAACTCTAATCTAAAATCCTCTGTTCCTATGAGAGGTAAACCCTCAACAGCAGATTTACCTTCAATTGCATTTCCAACATCACTGAAAACAACGTATGCTTTAACACTATCTTGTAGTATACTTTCGTGATAGGTCAAACGAATTATTCCATTAACTAAACTAACAGATTTTTCTGAATCTACATTTGAGATTGCATCTGCCTTAGTAATGGTTACTGGTGCTGATTTTTTTGCTGCGTTAGACATGATATTATTTACCTCCGTACAT